GCCACTCATCAATAAGCATCTGAAGTTCCTTGATCCTTGCCTTAGCACTTTCTATTTTTTCTTCAAGATACTTCATAAGAGTAATTTCTTAGTAGGTGTTGATAATTTACCAAACATATTATTATATTGTTCGACAATATCCTCTTGGGCATCATCAATGTAAACAACATATTTTCTAGTAATTTCAAGTCCCTTACCTTCTTTCCTAAGAATTGGAGACCAAGGAGCAAAAGCAATTTGCCCTTGTTGTCCAGCAGGAATAGCAACAATAGGATTTTTGATTACAATAGAATCAGTTTTTTCTTCAGTAAGATCGGCTACTACATCTTCACCAGACCACATACGAATTAGTTTTACAGTCATTTGAATTCACACTCCACCATAATTTCGGTTAAACAAGCAAGCATATTTATCTCCTGATCCGCTACGAATGCTCCCTGATACTGATACTTAGCGATAGTAAGCACAGCAGCAGGAATGCTACTGGAAACCATGGCTTCGTAACAAGAATCATAAATGCGACGAAAAAGTACACTAGTATCATTGTCCAGATTACTGTTGACCCACTTACGTACTTCAGGAAAGTTTTTTGTTTTAAGGTTTTTAATAAGGTCATTTACCGCAACATCAGAAAAAGCAGCTAATATACCACTATCTATCTTACCACTAACTGAGTACCTTTGGCACTCATTTAAGACTCTTCTCCAATCTGGAAAATGCTTATTAATTAATTCTGCGATGACTTTCTTATCAGCTTCAATCCGTTCTGTGTCCAAGATGGATATAAGTCTTTTGAAGAATTGTCCTGCAATCTCTTGCTTCTGTTTACCTTTGATGCCAAACTCGACCACAGCACACCTGGAATGTAATGGTTCAAGGATTTTATTTTTATAATTGCAGGTAAAGATGAATCGACAATTCCCTGCGAATTCTTCAATAAAGGCTCTAAGTAAGAGTTGTACATCGTTACTGGTGTTATCCGCCTCGTCAATGATGATAACTTTATGTTTTGCGTCGGAATCGAGTGAGACCGTGGAGGCGAAATTCTTGGCGTTATTTCTGACGGTATCGAGAAATCGTCCTTCGTCTGATCCGTTGATGACATAATAATCTACCTTTAATTCATTACACAATGCTTTTGCTACCGTAGTCTTACCAACCCCAGGAGGTCCAGCAAGTAACATATTCGGTATTTCACCCTTATTTAGGAATTCTTTAAAGGTTTTCTTAATATTCTCTGGGAGAATACAGTCCTCAATGGTCTGGGGTCGATATTTTTCGACCCAGATAAAATCACTCATAATTACCCAAAGGTAGAATCAGGTTCTAATGCAATATAATATTTTAAATCAAATCTAGTATTAGAGAACTTAGATAAAAGTTTAGAAGAAACTATAACATCATAAGCACCAGGAATAATCTTAATATTTTCAACTTTAAAATTAAAAGTAAAACTCTTATCAGTTTCACCTACTGTGATAGCATATTCGTTAGAAGTATCATTCTTCTTATCACGAACAACCATCTTAACAACACCTGCTTCACCCACAACACAGAGATCAGGAAGTTGATATACTGCTGCTGCTTTTAATAGTTTCTCCAATGAAGTACTATCTAACTGAAAATGAACATCCTCAGATGGTAACGTAATCTCCTTTTCTGGTGGAGAAATAATTACATTAGGATCTGCATAGAAATACTTAACTCTACGTTTACCCTCACGAATAGTAAGATATGATTGAGGACTAAAATCCATCTCAGGATCTTGATGTAGACTCAATCCATTCAAGAACTGATTCAAATCATAGATAGCAAACTCACGAGTAAATTCTTCATCAATAGTTGCTTCTGCTAAAATATTCTTGGCAACAGATATAGTTCTAAGTTGAGTCCCTTGCTTTACAAGAATTGAGTTATTAATACCAGCAAAGTTTTTTAGGATTGTTAGAGTGTTGTCAGATAATTTCATTGTTTGGTCTCTAAGTTTCATAATTAAGGCATGTTGTGATCAATGTTACCACTAGTAATAGATGGTTTTCCGTAATGCTCATCAAAATGTAAGAGTAGCATAGCATAATGTATGACTTTCATCAAGTCCTTTTTATTTTTTCCATCCTTACTACCATATCGACTACCATACTTTAAAATATTTGCCTGACAAAATCCAGACGCTAGTGATCTTGCTGCCATCAAATCCAAAGTCTGAACATTACGATACTCATGAGTATCACCAGTATAATGCCCTCTGTATGTACCTGCTACATAAGATTCAATTTCTTTAAGGATTTCCTCCTCATGATACTTGTAGTAATGCGCCATAGATTCTTGTTCGTTAGTTAAATTAAAGTGGTGTGCAGCTTGATCATCATTATCTGAAAGAAAATTCTGTTTGAATGGTTCACCTGGATAATGATGTTCATACACATCAGCAATTTCTTCATCAGTTAATGGTCTATCATTAACTGGATATGTTTCGTTCATAGTTCCATTAAGTACTTCATAAGCAAGACTCCAAGCATTAACCATATTCAAATAGGAAATCGTTTACTAAACTATCCGCTTTTTCTTGTCCAAACTTACCTTTAAGATATCCACCTACTGGATCAAGTCTAGTCATGTAAGCATCAAAGTCTTTATATTCACTAGTATTATTACCAGTGGGTTTCTCCAATTCTAACATATCTTTGAACTTAGTCAAGTATTGTTTAAATGTAGATAGATAAACATTAACTTCCTCCATCTTACAATACCTAACAAATATATTTTCTGAGAAATGATTTCCCATTTCAAAGAACCTATAATCCTTTTCTGCTTTTGGTAGATCGTCAAAAGATAGTAAATAATTTTCCACAGGATGTTGAAAATCAAATACAACAATAACTCTTTTCTCATTAAATGCCATTAGATCCATACCAAAACATGGAAGATTAGATCCAGTCTTAGGGTAGAGAATATTATTGTAGATACATGAGTTGTCACTCCATATCTCAACTTCTCTTGATTTAATAAGATACTTATTAGTATAAGTCTTTGCTAAAAGGGTATTTCCTTTACCCTCCCATTTTGCCCAAACACTATTCACTCCATTGTGGAGTGAGATAGTATCATGTAAGACTTTTTTATAATCTTCCCAAAGATTCATGAATCCCCTTCATACATTTTGTCTTCTGCAACATCAAGATTAAACTCAGCATCCACCTTATCATATAATTCTAAGAAGGACTGCTTAGTTTCATCATCAAATCTGTTTACACAAACTTGAATTGCTTTTGCTTTATTCTTAAAGATAGCATAAGCACGTACAATATGAACTAATCTACGAGTACTGATGATCTCTTCGATACCACCATCATAGAATGTTTTACGGATGATGTCAGCCCAATCTACTAATCTCTTACAAAAATCAGTATCATCAACTTTAAGTACAGATGCAATATTCAATAGAATTTTTTGCTCTGAATTAGGAGCAGGATAATCCTGTTCAAATGTTACTGGGAACCTTTCAAGGAAGGCTTCGTTGAGCACGTTAGTTCCAATAAAACGTCCGTCGTCTGAACCTTTACCTTTAGTATTTGCGGTGGCAATGACGTTGAATCCTGCCTTTGGTTCGATGAATCTTCCAATCTTTTTAAGGAAAATTCCTTTACCTTCAAGGATGGGTTGGAGGCAGAGTATCTTGTTTGAGGCAAGGTCGATTTCGTCAAGGAGCAAGATAGCCCCTCTGTTGAGAGCTTCAATAACTGGTCCGTTGTGCCAGACGGTTGCACCGTTAACAAGGCGGAAGCCGCCAATGAGATCATCTTCATCTGTTTCTATCGTAATGTTTACACGAATAATTTCTCTTTTAAGTTGAGCACATGCTTGCTCTACTCCAAAAGTTTTTCCATTCCCAGAAAGACCTGTAATAAAAGTAGGGTAAAACAACTTAGAGGAAATAATCTTTTTAAGATCATTAAAACAACCAAACTTAACGAAGGTGTCATCTTTTTCTGGTACAAGATCTGCTTCTACTACTGGTTCAACAGAAGGAGCACTGAATGAACGCTCAATGGTCTCTACTGCCTTTGTAGTAACTTCAAGATTCCATTTACCCTTACTAACCTTATATTGCTTTATTTTCTTTGTTACTGTCTGATAAGAAATATCATTTAAAGCACAAAATCCACGAACATCAGCAGTAGTAAATTCAGTGCCATAAGTATTTTTCAAAGAATCAAAGATTTGATCTTCGGTCATTTTAACTTCAAAGGGCATTGTTTAGCGTTTTATTTATGAACATATTATAGCAATAAAAAAGGGGTCATGTGACCCCTAGCAGACAGTTTAATAATTGTCATGCTACCAATTCTATAAATTCACCCAATACCTTCTTATTCATTTTTTTATTTTTAAGACTCTTTACAAAAGCTCTTTTAATTTGTGCTTTTGTAGCATCCTCATCAACATCAAACTCATCATCATTTGATAATGAAGTTGAACATAATCCAAAGTAAGTATGATATCCAGAACTTTTAAGAGCAAAAGATTTTTCCTTTTTCCATCTATTCATTACAATTCCAAACTCTTTACTTTCATATTCAGTGTAACGACGTATAAATGAACCAGCATCTCTCTTATTAAGAAGACGAATACCAATGAAATTAGTATTAGAAAATGTTTGACGTAAATCTTTAAGTAGTAAATCAGTTATATCTGCCCAATGACCCAATCCTTGACAAGTATAAGTATGCCCTGTTTTACGATTTCTTATGACACATCTATCATGGATATAATTACTTCCCATATAATCACCATAACCACGATCAAATTTCTTACTATATCTTAAAGGAGCACCTTCACCATCTGTAAGAATTACACATTGAACCTTTTCAAGATTATACTGTTTTTTAAATTGGGGAATTATTTGATGCAAAGATATTAAAGTTTCATTTAATGGTGTTCCAGAAAGATTCATTCCCAAAGGAATACTATATTGTACCCATCTATCACGATTACTAAATGCATAAACAATGCGATAGATATCTTTCATCTGAGATTCTAAATCCTTACCTTTAACCTTACTAGTGAAAATATTCAATAAAGAAAAAGTTTCTTGAATAAGAGCTAATCCTTCCTTTTTTTCATATGATGATAATCTCACTTCATTAGGGGGATAATCCTGCGTAAATGCATATACTTCAAAAGGAATATTAACTTTATTACAAAACCATAAAAGATTATAAAGTTGTTTAATTGTATCCTCCATAACATGTGCCATTGATCCAGACCAATCAAGAATAAAAACTAACCCATGATTCTTACCATCAGGAATAGTAGTAACTTTTTTAAATAGGTCTTCATTAAACTTATAAGTATGAAGTTTTGCTGTATCAAGAACACCAGTTCTAGCAGTCGTAGCACGAGCATATGCACTAGCAGACTTTTTACACTCAAATTCTTTTACAAGATAATTAACTTCTTTCTGTGCATTTCTTTTAAATTTTATAAACTCTTGATCAACTTCCTCAAATAATTCATTAGAAAGAACTTGATATTCACGTTCCTCCCACCTCTTGGATTCATCAGCCCAATGAACTCTAATATTATTATAAATTGATTCATTTGATATAGTAATATTTTTTAAATCTACCTTTGGTAATTCAACATATACCTGTTCAAGATTATTACGAGTATCTGTAAGATCTTTAAGTGCATCTTCTAATGAATCAGCAGTTCTTACTTCTGGTTCGTCACTACCAAAATCACCACCTTGATTCGTTGGTTGATTAGACTGTTCACTACCTTGACCTTCTCCTTCTAATTGTGTAGAAGGTTGCTGGTCTAAATCAGTTTCTTCCTTCTCACCTTCTTGTTCAGATTCTATATCTAAATCTAAATTACCAT